CTTGTGACTGGCGTATAGCTTGTGTTGAGCTGCAGCACAATTTGCTGGACAGCTTCTTTGAGCTGGTTGAAGTCCTGCGGTGTGGGCTGCGACGTAGTAGCCGAAGCAGGCAGGCGGATGTTGACAATCTTACTCATCGACGACCATCCGGTTGCATGTCAATACGGGCATCACCGTACTTCCAGAAGTTGCCCAAGTCCTTGCTCTTAATCCGCAAAGCAAGCTGGCGTCCACGAATTCGCGTGTCGATGCGCGTGGTGTGAGGTCCAACGTCGCCGATTGCCTCCTGCACAAAATCGCTAAGCGGATAATACTTAGTCCGCATCCGCACGTTGACACTACCTTCAATAAAGAAGTCAGGCACAAAACGACGCACAAACATCAGGCTATCGCCCTGCCCAATGTCAAAGTCAGCAGACAGTACAGTCGCCACCAACGGATCGCCGTCTGCATCGCGGCCAAGCTCGTGGTTGTAAGTAAAGCCACAGCAGTCAGTGGCAATCGGAAAGTCCAACGACCCTCGGTCGACCCACGTCGTACGCTCAAGGCGACCAATCCACCAAAGCTTGTCGATCACGTTGTAGCTGACATACCGGCAAGTCTCGTTGTTACCGACAAAATCTGGCTCTGTGACCTTACTCTCGTCGCTATGCCCGATGGCTACGGTGCCTCGCTGACCACGCACACAGTTCAAAAACCGCACATCAGTTTTGCCGTCGTAGTCAATGATCTCATCTTCGACCTTGATTGAGCCGCTTGTCGGAAAGCTCGCCGTGCTCTCCACCAGTATGTCTGTGTCTGACGCAGAGATATCTCCGTTAAGCTTTGTCGGCTCCACTTCTTTGGTTGGGTAAAACCATGTGATCTCGTGGTTTTCTCGGTCCAGCGCAGTAAATATCTTGTCTTTCTGCTGGATGTTTAAGTCCTCAAAGACAAACCGCTGCACAGTGCAGGGAAGCACACCAGTGCCGCCTTGAAAGACATAGAATGCGTTCTCACCCATCCAATAGATGATGTTGTTATACGCAGCCCACGCCCGAGAGCTGGCAATGCCTGCCGAGGTGCCGACTTGAGCAAAACCAAAAGTAAACGGAGGGCCGATGTACTGCATCGACTCAACCGCCTCGTCAGTCCAGATGAGAATCTGGTTTTCTGTGTTGGCAGCGGCGATGATTTCTGTGCCTGCGGTCAGCAGTTGGCTACCTGCAGTGTTAGTCGAGGTCGGCGTCCATTCTGTAAAATCTTCCTGCTGTGACCAGCGCACCTGAAGTGCGTCAATGGGAGTCGCAGCGTTTGCCTCGCCCGGCAGGTTGGACCCAAAACAGACCAAGTGACGGTCTTTTGTCACCAGCACCAAGTTGGTTTTATGCGGTGCTTGCGTAATTTGGGTTGCCCTTGCAAGAGGAGTCGTTGCATCCCACAGATAAACACCACCGCCTTTAGGGCTAATGATTAAATCTTCGCCCCAGTTCTGGATTGACCAAAGCCGAATATCAATAGATACACCATCGGCACGCGGTGTGCCCCACGTGTCTTCACCAAACGCACCAACCCCCCAACCAAATTGGAACGCAGAATCTGCCAGCCCCGGATTAAGCTGGTACTCCGCATTAAAAGACCCACCGCCAGAAGCGATAGTAGATGTCGCAGCAGTTGAGACTGTGATAGTGAATGTATCGGCATCAATGACGGTAATTTGGTGCTCAGCGTTAATCTCATCAGCAGGCACACCGCCTACAGAACTTGCTCCTGAAATAACCACAAAAGCGCCGTCATCGGCACCATGCGCAATATCTGTAATAGTCAGTGTGGTTGAGCCAGACGTCGTCGCTACGGCGTCTGTCAGTGAGGAAGTTGCTCGCACTGGAGTGATGTCAGTAACTTGTCCGCCGGTTTCGACGTATACTTTGAACTCTGTGGCAAACGCTGTGAAAATCGCACCGCTAAGCACTCTCCACACAAAGCTGGCGCGAGGAGTGCCCAAAAACTGATCGTCGATAAATTTTTCCCAGCCGCCGATTTTTTCAGGCTTACCAGAGCGAAACCGAATCTTGTCCGAATCGACCCAGTCACCCTCTTGCGTGTAGGGGGTGTTCTCTTTGTTTACACCGGGCCTAAAATTCAGTTCCTGATAAGCCATATCAGCCTCCGCGACGCTGTCGCAGGTTAGTCCTCGTCGCGCTCGATACTGACATCTTCGTCGTGTTCGAGGTGCAACCGCGTACCGTTTTCTATGCCTTTGGCTTCGACATAGCGAGAGCCGTTGTTTGTCGTGACCTCAAACAGAATGTCGTGGTACCAAAACTTTTCACCAGCTTGCAGACTGCCTGCATCAATCTGGATCATCGTCATCTCCTACCAGTCTTTCTCTACGGTATCGCACAAGCGCGTCGTATTCGTCGCTTGGATAGTTGTCATAATACCCAAGCTTCTCCAGCCTGTCGCTGGCTTCGACGATCTTTTCCAAGTCTTGGATAAAAATCATGCAGTAAGGCTGTTCGACCTCACTTTCCCAGTCGTTGTCTGTTAAAAAGTCCAGCTCTGCATCTTCTGCACCATAGTCAGGGTGAAACTCCATGCAGTGCAACTCGGGAAACGTGTCGTTCAAGGCCTCAACAAAGCTGTAAAAAGACTCGCTGTCAGGGATTTCGTAAGACGCCACAACAACGACGTCTTTGTTTAACTCACCAAACGAAGCACAGTTCATCATGGCTTCGGCGTAGACATAGTCAGTCTCGACAACCAGCACTTTGTTGTCTTGCCATGTTTGTTTGGCGTAGGGGCAAGCAGGTAGGCCATTCAGGTGTTTGTTTGGCACCTCCAAGACTTCACGCGACCACTGCCGCACATCGGACTCGATGCTCATTTGATCGGCCCACCATGCAGCCAAGCACGGCACGTCCTGTCTGCAGCGCATTTAAACCCAAACAGCTGACAGTAACCTAGATCGCCCGCTTCGGTGACTTTTTTGCGCGTCTCGTTCATGTGACGTGCGCCTTCGTCCGGGTAGTCTTCATCCAAGCCAATGTTGTTTTGTATGCACGCCATCATCTTTGGAGTCTGCACAAACGCGGCACAGTTGCCACAGCGTGACGACTTAGCCTGCTCGGGCGTAATCCCCCACAGATCGGCGACACCCTGCCAGAACTCTTTGTTGGGCTCTGCAGGGTTCATCGGTCCATAGCCATAGTTTTCAATGGCGTAGTTTCTGTTCTCAGTGTTGAGCTTGGCATCGGTCGTGGGCTTCGGGCACACGGCACCGTCTTTGTACCCTCGCACAATCGCTTCGCCAACTGCTTTGCCGCGCCTTACTGCCATCAGTTACTAATCCTTTTTCTTACGCTTCGCATCAGAAACACTCTTGCCAGAGCCAACCTTCTTTTTCTCGGCAATCTTTTTCTTCTTTTCTGACTCAGACATTTCAGAAGCGGTCTTAGGTGTTTTGCTGGAAACACGCTTTGTCGGCCTGCAGTACGGCGTGCCGCGCTTGCTACCCTTTTTACGCCCACACGCTTTGCCAGTACGAACGTCTTTCCAGTCCTCTTTAAACCAGCGCTTAAGCTTTTTGCCTTCTTTTGTTTTGCGGACTGCCATGGCTACTTCTTCTTTTTCTTTTTGTTGCTTTTCTTACGGCCAGCAATAACATCGCCACGAGTAATCTTGTTGCGCGGGGGTGTCATAGCAGCAAGTTTTTTCTGCTTAGCAGACATCTTTTTATCAGCCATCACTTCTTCCCCTTCTTTGAGCTGGACTTTTTCTTTTTGCTTTTGTTGCCCCAATTTTTAGCACCGACTTTACGGCATTTGGCAATCGCACCACTGGCATAGGCGCTAGGAAATACATCGTAGCGCTTTTTTACTTTCCGATAACAAGCATCTTTCTTAGTCATAATTGACTCCTAGCAATCCCACTTTTTGCGGCTCCAATAATTAGCCGAAAACTTATCGTTTTTACCTTTAATACCGCTACTACGCGCACAGTAAGACTTTTTGCGCTCAGGCTGATCTTTTTTAATACTCATCGTGGGACTGCCAAAATTCACTTTTTTGACTTTGTCGCCTTTTTTGGCAAGCACGGTAAACTTGCTTGATTTGCCGCCACCGCGTTTAGGCTTGTTATACCCGGAAAAGGTTTCGCCCCGGTACTTCAGCTTGCCATTTTCTTTTTTAACGTCTTTTGTCGTAGCCATTTCAGCTCTCCAACATTTCTGGAGTAATTATCTGCCGCCCTACGTAGCCATGATCGGCATGGTAAGTGATGACTTGCGCCTGACGAGCAGCGCTATAGCCATGACGGCTTGCGTATGAATCACGTGCAGACAGCGTACCATGACGCTCGACTGTCATCAGCTCACTTTCTTTAGCAGCCCAATGATGTAGATGGCCAAGGTGGCAGTATGAGTGCCGTGTACGCCCAAAAAGCTCCCTAAACTCTGAAGCCATGGTCCGGTCCACCTCATCAATCTTCTTCAGGTGGCCGTGGTGGAAAAACAGACTAGTGCTACCGTGCTCGACCGCATAAAACGGCGCTGGTGATTGATCTATAAACAGTCGAGGTTGGTTCAAGTACCGGTCAGCAAATGACTCGCGCAGCCAAATTTCTGTGGTTTCGTCGTGGTTGCCCTCGGCCATAATAACTTCAACGGTGACATACTTAGTTAAAAGCATCTCAATGATTCGTCGCGTCACTCGTATGCCAACGCGGACCAATTCCGCAAATCGTGTGTCTGTATCAAGCTGATGTTTGTTAGTCGGTGTCACACTTTCAATGCCGTCAAAGTGAAGAAAGTCTCCCATTTGGGCAAACACGGCACGGCGAGCTGGCGGTGCGTTATCAATCGCTGCCTGAAAAAACCGCATGATGGTCTCTTCAGCAATTTTTGTATCCCAATTAGTGCCTGTCTCTTCGCCCCACGCCAACATGCCAATATGCGCGTCAGTGAGCACAAACAGATTGAGCAAATCATTGTTGTGGCGGATTTTTTGCTTGATGCGCGGGAGAGGTTTCAGGTCTTCTTTTAGTGCTTCTGCAGCTTCTTTGAACGCATTAAGCTGCTCTTGGGCGTCAGCATTTGTTTTGATCCACTCGGGCATGCCCTCTTCATTGCGCCGCATGTAGCTACGGCCTTTGAGGATTTCACCTTCAGGTAGCTCGGGTGGAGGGGGCAGCTCGCCGTATTTTTGCTCAATGGCACGGCCTTCACGGTAGCTCTGCAAGCGGCGTTCTAGCCCGCGTTTGTTGATACCGAGTAAAGCAGCGGCACCCGACTGAGTGCCTGTTTGCTCAATCGCCGCCAGTATTTGATTGATACTAACGCCTTTAGGGCCACCGCTAGACATAAGCTCACTTTTTGTTGCGCGCGTACTCGCGCATTATCTTTTCTCCGCTGCGGCCAACCACATAGCCGCCGAGCCCCACGCTCAGAAGGCTCCATGCCTGTTCTGGCATATCAAACATCACACTAGTGCCCAGAAACGCGTCCAAGTACGGGGCAATAATAAAGTTGTTGCCGATCATTACAGCAAACATCAGCATGACAAGAGGCCGCCATGCACTCGTAACCCAGTGTTCTGACTTGGCCTCCGCCACGACCACATCGCGCGCCACCTGCTGTGCAGTCTGTTCGTGCTCAAGCATAGCAAGGCGAAGCTCTTGTGCCGCTTTCGCTGCTTGATCTTTGTCCTCAAAAAACCGACCAAGGACGTTATCAACAGTCTTGCCAAGACCGGCACTAAGTAACTGCTGAATCATGCTTCGCTCCTTAAATCCCAACGCGCTGGGCCATCATAGCGCGTGTCGACGTGAACAAATGAATCGTAAAGACCAAGACTGGCGTGCGGAAACTGCTCTGCGATCCAATCGTAAACAACTCTAGGTTCAGCTGATGACACTTTAATATCAGCGGCGCGAGCGAGTTTGTGTTGGCTTCCGGGAGCTCCGCCAATCCGAGCATTGTGCTGCTCACAACGACAACCGCTAGTCACAACAACGGGGCCAAAATTTTCACGGACTGCGTCAAGAATACTCAGTGTTGAAACATCGACTGTATCGAACCCACAGCCGCACTGGCATGCGAACTCAAGCCGGGAGAAATAAGGAGAGATGTTTTCAAAAGCCATTAGAACCCCGAGCGAGCGAACCAAACAAACAGTGAGGCAACGCCACCGATAACGATCCAAGCCACCCGCTCTCCAATTCGTACGGTGTTGGTTTTCGTCGCGAGCTTTTTCTCAAGCTCTGTTACACGCTCAATCACTTTTTGCTGGTTGGTGTCGTAGTTGTCCATCCGGTTAAACAGAGTAACCATGCGTTCCTCCATACGAGCCAGACTGACTACAGCGTCCGAAAGCTTGTCCAGCTTCTGCTCAATTCGCGTAAGTCGGTCTTCATCCATGGCTACTTCTCTACTTGAGTTTGCGGTTTGTTGTTAGTGACAACTTTGTCACCCCCTCGATTGATAGCCACTTTATCGCCGTCAACTTCTACAGACATTTCTTCCTGTTCTTTGTCCATGCGAGCGATAAGCTCTTTAATCACTGTAAACTCAGGCTTTTCTTCTTTTTCTTTAGTGCCAGTAATTCCCGCAAGCATCTGGATCAGCGCCATCGACGCAGTCGCCACAAGGCCAATAACCGGAGCAAGCGAGGCAGGGGGCAGGAAAGTAGCACTGACTACGCCAACAATCACAAGCAGCACAATCCACACAATCGCGTTTTTGCCGATGGCTTTACTAGCAACTTCTTTTGCTGTTGCCCGCGCCTCAAGCTTACGCAGCTCAATCTCGGCCTGCATCTTTAGCGCTTTAAGGTCGTGTTTGTCGCTCATGGCTACTTCTTCCTTTGAGACTGTGACGCTTTGATCGCTCGGCCTTGCCGCGCTGCTTTTGCTTTACCGTTGCTGGTGTAGCACTTACCAGACTTACCCCACTTATGCCCTGACTTGCCGTTTTTTGTGCAGCGCTGGACTGGCATTACTCGACAACAATCTCGCCGGAAGCAAAAATTTTGCCTGACGTAGTTAGGTCTCCGCTGGCGTTAACTTCAACACTGCCACCGCCTGTACTTTCAAAGTAAAGAACACCGTCATCTTCTCGGACGGACCATGTTGAACCGAGCGCAATAACTCCCGTGTCAGAGGCGATAACTGCTTTATTGTTGGCGAGTGTTCCGGGGGCTGCACCATCAAGATAGTTAAGCTCTGTTGCGTTGGCCGTGACGCCGTCAAGAGTGTTGAGTTCTGCCGTCGAAGCAGTAAGGCCGTCAAGAACATCAAACTCAGTAGTTGTAACGCCTGTGGCACGCAAATCTTTGGCGTAGTTAAGATCAGCCGCGACGCCCGTAAACCCGTCGAGCTTGTTAACCTCATCGGTGGTCGCAACGATGCCGTCAAGCACGTTCAGCTCTGCCGTGGAGGCTGTTATACCGTCGAGCGTGTTGAGTTCTGCAACGGTGGCCGTAACTTCTGTGCCGTCAATACTAAGTGACGTAACGTCAATGCTGCCAGAAATACCAAGATTTTGAGTCAGGTCAGTGACCGCTGCGCTGCCGCCCCCACCGTCGCAATAGACAATCTTTTTAAAGCCTGCAGGGATGTCGACGTCTGCGCCGGAGCCTTGCGTCACGGTTATAGTCTGATCAGTGGCGTTGTTGATAAAATACAGTTTTTGCATGTCAGACGGGCTGACAGTCACCGTACAAGCTGCGTCGGGCGAACCCGTAAATTCAATGACAAGATGACGTCCGTTGGAAGTCAGACCGTCCGTCGTAGTCAAGCTGTAGCTTGACAGCCCATTAAGAGAAATAGAGACAACGCCCGTAGCAAGCTCTTCGACAAGGCGCCAGTTTGTATTGGTCGTCTGCCCCCACGTGTTTGACTGCTCGCCAACGCCAATAAGCTCAATACCAGTATTTGAATAGGTGCTTGCCATGTCTATTACTCGCTAGGCACTAATTTTCTGCCAGTTTACACTAGGATCGGGCTCAATTTTCTGCCAGTTTACACTAGGATCGGGCTCAATTTCGCCCCAAACGAACACTCTGTTTGCTACGCCAAACCCAGTTGCGGAGCTGGGCACGACAACTGCTTGAGCAATTATTTCATCGATCGCTCCAAGAACTGTAGCAGCAGACACATTTGCAACAGGCACTACCGCTGCCGCTTTAACTTCTTCTTGGCCAAGCACTGAGTTAGCAGCAACGCCTGCAGGCAACACAACAGCTTCTGATACCGTTTCAACAAGCCCGGTCTCGCCGATAGCCTGCACGCCATCAGGTAGAACATCTGCCTCGGCAATAACAACTTCTTGGCCTAGTGCGCTTGTCGCCTGCACGCCCGTGGGCAGCACCAAGGCTTCGGATACAGTAACAACTGTTCCAACTTCGCCTGCGGCGGCAGCGTCTGTCGGCTCAACAACTGCCTGAGCAATAACTGTTTCTTGGCCCAGCGCTCCTACTGCTTGTACGCCCGTCGGCAGAACATTAGCTTCGGCGATAACTTCTTCTTGTCCGAACTCACCTGTCGCCTGCACGCCTGTCGGCAGAACATTAGCTTCGGCAATGACTTCTTCTTGGCCTAGCGCGCCTTGAGCTTGCACGCCTGCGGGGAGCACCACTGCCTGAGCAACAACTGTCTCATCGCCTAGCGTTGTAGCGGCAGAGAGCCCAGTTACGCCAAGAATGTTATTTGTAATGAGTGTCTCGTCGCCGAGCTGTGTAGTTGCCTGCACATCTGTCGGCAGCACATTAGCAGCAGCCAGTATGGTTTCGTCGCCAAGCCTAGTATCACCCTGCACGCCACTCAGCGTGAGGTTGGATTCAGCGACAATGGTTTCTTGGCCGATCTGACCGAAGCTTTGCACGCCCGTAGGCAGGATTACCGCTTTAGCAACAACCGTTGTTTGCTCAATGGCTCCACTAGCCTCAGCTCCCGTTACGGAAACTGTGACGTTAACAATAACGTCGCCGACATCAGAAAATGCCGCCGAGGAAAATGGAGACGAGCTAAACATTTAATTACTGAGGTTTTGTCGGCCAGTTGATGTCAAACGGGAACCCTTCCTGCTGAGGCACATCGCGAAGTGCTTGGCGATAGTCAGCCCATAGCTGTGCGTCTACAGGAGCATCAGGAACTTGCGTCCAGTCAGTCTCGGCCAGCAGAGCGTCACGCTGGGCGCGGACTTCGTTGGCCTTCTGTTCAGCCTCACGCTCGTCGGGGTTGTAGTCTGGCTTTTCTGGCACAGGCGCGTCTGGGAAGTCGGCAACCGTAAAATCAAACCGTGCAATACTTGACTCGTCCTGCTCAAGCACCCATTCGCTTCCACTCCATTGGTATTTGTTAATTGTCGATGCCAGCCGAGCAACGAACTTTTCACGCTCACTTTTTGGCAGCAACTCAAGATCGCGGCGTGTATTAACGATATTAGACCGCCGGACAGGCATCTTGGGTTTTTCAGGAATAGGCACGTCAGGGAAGTCGTCCAACGTGAAGTCAAACGCTGAAATAATATCAGTGTTGTTTGTTTTAAGGTGCCAATCATTATCATCTTCAGACCAAACCCACTGGTTTATTGTCTTGGCAAGCATTTTTATAAACTGCTCATGAACAGAATCAGGGGCAGCGTCTAGGTCTTTTCTGTTATTGATAATCATCATGCTACGTCCTTCCATGTTCGGTATTTCGTAATGTCTTTGACCGCGCTTCTATTGAATCCGGTAAGACGTGAGATTTCAGTGTCGCCCATGCCGTCAGCGGCCATATTGCGGACACGCCGAACGTCATCAGCGGTCAGCCTTGCTTGGCTGTTAGCGGCTCCCGATTGGTTCGGCGTTTTAACCCAGCCGTTGCCGTAAGCGTGAACCGAATTACCCTGCGCGTCGCACCATTCAAGGTTGCCAACTCGGTTATCGGTTGTCACGCCGTTGATATGGTTGATGAACGGCAGGTTGTCAGGGTTCGGGATATAGGTCATCGCAACAAGCCGGTGAACAAGCCACATTTTGCGCTTGCCATCGGCGTTGACTAAAGCAATGCGGTGATAGCCTTTCCCTCTTTTGTCTACCGTCAAAGTCAGCCACCGATCACCGTCCACCCTGACGCCGCCATTCTTCCCGACTGGGGTTTCTTTCTTGTGTGACCACACATGGCCGTCGCGTGTTACTGCGTAGCGGCTTTCGTAT